CACCTGCACCGTGGCGCCCCCGGCTGCATCTCGCCGTTGGAGAACGCCTCGTCTATGCCCCGCGTCTCGCCCTCGAGCGCGCGGTGCTCGTCACGGACTCGCGCATCCCGCGCGGTCATCCACGTCTTGGTGATCTTCCGCCCCGACCGGCGCGCGTATGCCTCAAGCTGCTCGCGCTGCGTCAGGTTGGTCATCGCGGTGCTCTCGGTCCTCGCCACGAGCGTGGCCCGCTCCTGGCTGAACGCCGCCGCGTCGGCGATCCGGCGGGCCATGTCGGGGATCGACTCGCCCGCCGCGAGCCCGTCCCGGAGCGCGCGCCGCACGGCGTCCCTCGTCGTCTCGGACACCGAGCGGATCAGGAGCCCCGCCCGGCTCTCCACGACCTCCAGAAGCCCCTCCTGAAGCACGTCGAAGCTCACCCCCACCGACGCCGCCACCCTCTGCACCGCGTCCTCGGCCACGATCCTGAGCGCCGGCCCCATCCGGCGGCGCCACGCGAGGGCGGAGGCGCCCGCGAGGTAGTCGGCCGCCGCGGACTCGATCGCGGCCAGCTCCTCGGGGGTGAGGGGCCTTGCCGTCTCCTTCGTGGACGGGGGCGAGATGGAGTACTTCTCCCCCCGCACATCCTCCACGAGCGCCACGAGGTTGTCCCTGTCCTCCCGGAGGAGATCCGCCGCCACGAGCCTGAGCGACGACTCGTGCGCCGTGGCGGCAGCGTCGAAGAGGAGCCAGGTGATGTCCGCCTGGGAGACGGCCTTGGTGGCGGGCGGGGTGGCGCGCTTGGCGTCCTCTTCGTCCACGGGCGGCTCCGCCACCACTGGCACCGCATCGGCCGGCACGTCCGGGTCCATGCCCGTGTAGGCGCGCTGCTCGGCGCGGGTCCAGAAGGTGGCGGCGGCGGCCGTGCGGACCTTGGCCGCGAGATCGTCCGCCAGCGCACGGACGCGCGTCGTATCGAACCGAATGAACCGGCGCGTGTTGGCCGGCTCCACCTCGCGCAGGAGCCCCTGCGTGACCTTCTCGGCGATGCGCTGCCAGCGGGGGAAGAGGCAGAGGTCGTAGAAGAGGTCTTGGGCGGGTCCGAGGGAATCGCTCAGGCCCCCGTTCAGCTCACCCGACACTCGGAGCCCGAGCAGGATCGGGTGCACCTGGAACGCGGCGCAGACGGTGGCCTCTACGTGCTGCATGACGGGGCCGAGGTCGGTCTGCCGAAGCGAGACCTCCAGCTGCTTGTAGCGGAGCCCGTGGTCGAGGAGCATGAGCTTCCCGGCGTTCTGCACGCCGCTGTACGCTTCCGACACCTCGCCCTTGAGGCGATAGAACGCGTCGTCGGAAATCTGCTGCTCAGTCTCCACCACGCCGCCCGGCGCGATCAGGTTGCGGAAGGCCGCCTGCACCGCCCGACGCTGGCTCTCGCCCAAGTTGAGGTCCGTGAGCGCCGCATCGCCGGGCGAGAGTGCGCCCCACGGGGAGCGGGGGTCCGTCTCGCGGTAGTAGATCACGTCCTCCGGCCCGTACTCCCGCACCCCGTCCACGGTCTGCACCCGGAACCGGCCGAACATCCGCCCGTTCGCCGGCTCCACCGTGAACTCCGGGCGGGAGCAGGGATAGAGCGAGGCGACCCGGCCCGCGCGGTCCCGGTTCTTCACCAGCACCACCGCGCCACCGCCCGGCGCGTCGAGGTAGAGCGAGACGAGGTGCCAGAACTCGGCCGCGGTCATGTCGGGGTTCGGCTGCTCGAGCACCTGTTCCAGCGGGTGCCCACCCGTCAGCCACTCCTCGCCATCCTCCCCCTCGTCCACGATCCAGAGCGGGGCTTCGATCAGCTTCGTCGCGCGGAACTGCATCGCGATGTAGCAGAGGGAGGACGCGGCGTAGGTGGCGAGCCCGGAGAGGGTGTGGTCGGGGTGCTGGCCGTCCGCGATGCCGAAGAAGAGCTGGGCGGGGTAGGAGAGCATGGGGACCGACTTGGCCTCCCTCGCCTCGGCCCTCTTGGCCGCCAGCGTGGCCCCGATCGTCTGCACGCCCGTGCCACCGGCGATCATCTGCGCCACCTTCTCGCGCCACGAGAGCGCATCGCGCCGACTCACGCCGCCATCCTCAGCGCCCGCGGCGCCTGAGCCATCACCACCACCTCCGGCACACCCAACCGCGCCGCGTCCATGAGCCAGCGGAGCCGGCGGCAGAGGGTGGGGACGTGGATCCCGAGCGCCTGGAGGTCCATGAGGGCGCCGTAGTGGCCGGCGGAAGGCAGTTGGGCGGCGTAGGCGGCGTAGGACACAGCGGTCACGTACCACTCATCGGTCCCCGCCTCCTCCCGCTGCGGGAGTCCGTGCGCGCTCCGCCAGAGGATCCAGCACCCGTGCTCGCCGTCCGTGACCCCGCGCTCGAGCGCGACGACGTGGTGCGCGAGCTCGTGGAGGAGCCGGTGCTCGAGGGGCGAGAGGCCAAGCGCTTCTGCGTGCAGTGCATCCTCCTCCACCACCTCGCCGCCCGTGCGGGTGTGGTCGGGGTAGTGGGTGAGGACGGTCCCGGCGGGGTCGTACACGAGGCGGAAGCCCGGCCAGCGGTAGGTCGTCAATTGAGGAGCCTCGCGCGAGGGGCGGCGGGAGCGGGGGCCGACCGACCGACCCACGCCAGCATTTCAGACACGAGCACGTCGCGCCCGTTGAGGTCTGCGCCCCCGCCGTCCAGACGACGCACGCCGAACGCATCGCGGACCGCGGCCACGCTCGGCACCTCTGCCAGCCCGTCGCGCGCCCCCTTGAGCAGCTCGCGGCCGGCATCCAAGAGGAGCGGCTTGGACTCGCCCGTGGTGGCCCACCCGATCTTGCCCTGCTGGCCTTCGCGCGCGTCATCCTTGTCCAGCGTCTGCCGGTGATAGATCGACGGGAGCGGGTAGCTGTGATCGTCTCGGAGGTGGCGGAGCACGGTGATCCCGTGTGCGTTCTTCTCCACCACGAGGAGTGCAGGGGAGCCTTGCGCCGAAAAGTGGCGGCCCCACTCGTTCAGGTGCTTCGCGAGTGGCTTCGGCTCGATGACGGCCGAGTAGAACACGGCCAGCTTGCGCCACGACGGGAACGCGCGGGCCGTCCACGCCGAACGGTCACCGCCACCCGGTCCGCCTTCGGCCGTGTCGCAGCCGATGATGGCCCGCTCTCCCTCTCGGAGCGTCGAGTAATGCTCGAGCGTGCCGCCCTCCACCTCTTCCACGAGGAACGGGGGTGTGGCCTGCGCCCTGAGCATGAGCTTCTTGAGCAGCTCAGCGTCGTAGAACAGCCCACCAGCGGCGAGCCAGCACGACTCCTCGTCCTCCGGGTACTCTCTCAGGAACTCGGCACGACCCATGTCCCCGATCTGCTCCCGCCGCCACTTGATCTGCTCGAGCGTGAGCCCGTGGGTCGCCACCAGCGCCTGCTCGTCCTCTTCCAGCGTCCCGAGCTCGTCGGGCTCGAGGAGCGGGGTGCGGTAGTTGGCGGGGTCGCACTCCCACCACGGGAAGAAGAGGGCGATGTATCGGTTCTCGCCCTCGCGCGCCGCGCGCCAGAAGTTGTGCGCATCCCCGTCGTAGTCGCTGGCCGTCGTCTCGAGTGTGGCGACGGAGCCCTGCGGGATGAGCGCAGGCGTGACCATGTTCAGCGTGGACGTGGGCTCCTTCCAGTAGGCGAACTCGGAGCCGTGCAGCCGGTCGATCGTGAGCCCGCGGCCCGTGCCCGCCCCGCCGGCCGTGCCGGTATAGAAGTGGCTCTCGCGGGTGGGGAAGGACACCTCCCGTGTCTGCGCCTGCCCCAACTGGGGCAGCAGCCGGGCCGGGAAGTGGTCCAGAGCGTAGCTGGTGACTTTGGAGAAGATCTTGTCGGTGGCGTCCCGGTCGTGCGCGAGGGTGAGCGCGGTGGCGCCCCGGCGGTGCCAGACGAGGTGCAGCGCACACGCCTGCTCGTAGGTCGTGATCCCGCCCTGACGGCCCTTGAGGACGTAGAGGCGGGCCATCCCGCGCGTCTGGAGCTGGCGGCGCTCCTCGGCATGGATCGCCCGCTGCACGCGGTTGAACACGAGCCGGCGGCGCTGCTTGTGCTTGTCGAGGATGTGGAAGCACGTCGCGGCCCAGTGGGCGACATCCCCCTTGAGCCGCGCCATACGCTTCTCGGCCGGCGTGCGAGCGTGCCGGAGCGGGGCCACGCTAGTCGCCATCAGCCGCCCTCTTCCGGCTCGAGCGAGTCCAGCATGTCCTCCAGCGTGCGGTCGCGGGTCTCCACCCGCTCCACGAACATGCCGAGGTGCTTCGCCACGTTGACGAGCGCGCCGTCCTGGTCCCGCATCTTGATCTCGATGCCGTCGCGGGTCTGCTTCACCCCCGCGTAGAGCAGACGAGCGGCGGGAGGGACGTGGCGGATGTCCTTCGGGACCACCTGCACGCCGCCCTCCCCGAAGCACTCAGGGCAGCCGGGGTGCGGATCGCGGCGGGCATCGTAGCCCGTGCCGCCCGCCTCATCGAACGGCTCCGGCTCGTGCTCGTCGTCCTTCGCCTTCTTCCGCTCCCGCGCCTCCCACGCCGCCCGGTCCCGCGCCATCTCGCGCTCGGTGCGCTGGTAGTTGTGCCCTTCGCCATAGCAGTGGCGGCAGCAGGTCCGGCGTAGGTCGATCAGGTCCGCGGGGTCGGCCGTGGCGATCGTCCACCACTGCTCGAGCACGGCGTCGGCGGAGATGCCGACCCTCTCCGCACGCTCAGCCTGCGCGGCTTCGATGGCGGCACGGACACTAACATTCGCTAACAGCCGGGCGCCCTGCTCGTTGGCCGTCCGCTGGCTGTACCCGGCCCGGATCGCCGCCTGCGTGGCGTTCAGGTCCACGAGGTACTCGCGGACGAACGCCTCCTGCTTGGGCGTCAGGGCCACCCTACCGCCCCTCCCCCACGTACTCACCCAGCAGGTACGTCCCCATGAGCGCCCAGTCGGAGGCTGAGAGCGACTCGGGGACCGGGCCGCCGACGGGGAGCACCGTAGGTGCGGAACCGAACGTGTACGTCCGCTCGTCCGCCTCCGACTCAGGGGGCAGGTCGAGCGACCCCACCAGATCCCAGGTCACGCCCCACCCCCGAACAGCCCCACCGGCTCCTCCGTGGCGGTCCCGCGCAGCTCGGCGGCGATCTCACGGTCGAATGCGGCCATTATCGCGCGGTTGAACTGCTCGCGGACCATCGCCTCGATCCGGTCAGCCTTCGACAGTTGCTCGGTCGTGAGAGTCGTGAGCGCCCGAACGGTCGTGGAGAGAGGCGGTGCAGGGGGCGGGGGCGGCTTCACCGCGTCCACCGGAGCCGGCGTCGGTGCCTTT